CATTAAGAAAAGGTATCAAAGAATCATACCTTAGAATGACCATTCAAAAAGACGATAAATACTATCGTAATTATTTAAGAAATCAAACTCTTATAGACTTAGACTTCATACCCGAAAAGGTTGAAGAGAGAATATTAGAAGAGTTCGATAAAACCGAGATAGTAAAAGGTAAAGTATTTAACTATCTAGTATCTCATAGACTAAATGAGTTACTTAACCATGTAGAGGATTTTACATTATGACAGAAAAGAAAAGAGGAAGAGGGAGACCGAAAGGAGCTCCAAACAAACCAAAACTAGATTTAGTAACAGAGAGAGTAAATCTAACTATGAATGCAGACGTGTATGAAATACTATGTCAAGCAGAACTAGTTGCACAAGAATCAGAAGACCTTGCAGTACAAGGACTACAAGTTTTTGGTAGTAGAAATGGTGCAGTCAAACCAGTACTACAATGGGCATTTGATGATAACATCAACTCAACATTGCCTGAAGGTAAGACTCCATACAATAAAGATGATGCACCAGCATCAGACCTTGCACAAACAAGTCTAAGGTTTGAATTTAAAAAGTTTAAGTATTTTGTAACAGATGAAATAACACAAACCAAAAAGGAAAATATGTGGATTCAACTGTTAGAAGCAATTCCTGCTAAGGAAGCAGAACTGTTGGATTTAGTAAAAGAAGGTCAATGGCCTTTCAAAAATATTACTAAAAGTATCGCTCAAAAAGCGTTCACCGACACTAATTTTAACTAAATATTAGTACAAGTCGCCAGAGACTATACATATTAAATTAGGGAAAGTAAAACACTTTCCTATGTGTAAACTTTCTAGTCGTGTGCGGCTCAGCTGATAAACTATAGGATAGATATATTATGGCAGATGAAGTCAAATCAGAATTTTCACAACAGGTGGTCGAACCACCAAAACTTAGTGAATTCCAACAAGTACAACAACGTATACAAAGTTATACTATTCCAGTAACCCCAACGAATGCACAAACAATTGCTACTATACTCGAAATGGGTTTACAGAAAGGTAACTTTAAACTTTCAGAACTAGACCAATTAGTATCTATTAGAGAAGAGGTTAATGCTGGGTTAATTGAATACAACACTCAAGTAGAAGTTGCACAAAGAAGATTACAACAACTACAAGAAGAAGAGACTGCAAGAATTGTTGCAGACAGAGAGTTACAACAACAACAACTGTTTGATAACATGACTGCAGAGAGACAATCTCGTAAGAAGGCAGAAGAAGAACTAAGACTTGTAAAGGCACAACTCGAGGCACTATCCAGTGTACAGGGTAATGTCACATCTGCACCAACGACACCAGTGTCTACTGGTAATGCACCAAACATAACTGGACTGGGAACACCCCCACCACAACCACAACCTAAAGTCCCAGGCAAGACTTCACCTGCATTTGCAGCCGCAAGAGCATTGAATCCAACAAAGGAAGAAGTTGATGTCGGAGAACAGAAGTTAGGTACTGAAAAGATTTCTACAGATAAAGAGTTTATCGAAAAGGTTGAAGAGACTAAGATAGGATTTAAAGAGTGGGAAGAAACTAAAATAGAAAAAACTATTGAGGTTGATGTAGATGTGCCAGAAGATGCAAAAGGTACTGAAGACTTCTTAGAAGAAGTTGCAAAGGTAGAAGACCAAAAAGTTCAAGATGATATTGACGAAGAAGAATTCAATCAATCATTTGTAGTCGAAGACGACTTTGACGAAATAGAAAAAGAACTATTAGATGAAGAGTTATCAGAAGAAGAAGATACAACAACTGAACCTACCTTCCCTATTACTGGTGGTAATGCTCCAAATCTAAAAGGACAAATACCTGCACCACAAAAAGTATCTGCAGTATATGATTCTGAAGAAGACTTATTAAAGGCAGTACAAGACAAGATAGATGCAAAGGCAGAAGAAGTTGAAGAGGACTATGATGAAATTGTAATTCCTAGTTCAGACGAACTTGAAGGTATGACTAAGAAAAAAATCGAAGAAGTATCTAAAGGTATAGGGTTCTCTGTATCCACTAAAGATACTAAAGAAGAAATGATTCAGTCATTCCAAAACCAAACTAATAAATTAATTGAAGACTTACAAGATAGTGGTGAGTTTATAAGTTCAAGTGATGAAGGTGAAAATGAGAATGACGATATCAGAGACGGTGGCTACTTCTAAGGAAGAGTCAGTCCGTCCAATCCAACTTAATAAATTAAGTCCACAATACGAAGAGTACTTTAAGGACATCAAAGATGATGTCCTTAGATTTAATTTCCCCGAAGAATATTCTATTCGTCTCGGGTTCTTTCATGACATAAACAAAATCTTTTTACATAGAGTAGAAGATACACTTATCTTTTCTGCATTCGATTTGAATGTCGGTGATACCATTTGTATAAAACCATTCTACTATAAACATAAAGGATTCCCTCGTGCTACTAATCTAAATGAATATGACGACCAGCACTTCTTTGCAATACCAAAATACTTTTCACCATTCGAAGAGGATACTATTGTATCTTATAAATATGTCAAAGAGACAATTGACGTAGAACGTCATGTGATATGTGAACATGGATAAAAGTAGAAACATTCCAATAACTGCAGTAGACCAATATGACTTCTTGGAACACCGTAGGGAACAAGAAAAGAAACACTGGGATAAAGTTAAAGGACAGAGTCCACTGGATTCTATTCTTACCGTAGAGATAAACACAACAGAACTCTGCAACAGGACGTGTGTGTTTTGTCCACGACACGACCCTAAAGTATTCCCTAACAGAAACCTACACTTAACCATTAAAGGTGCAACAACGATTGCAGAGGAACTTGCAGACAATAGTTTTAGAGGTAAGATATCCTTTAGTGGATTTGGAGAGAACTTACTTAATCCCGACTTCATAGAGATTGTAAATATATTCAGATTCAACTTACCATATGCAACATTAGAGTGTAACACTAACGGGGACAAGTTAGACGAAGATTACATTATCGGATTGTACAAGAGTGGATTAGATTTACTTTACATTAATCTGTATGATGGAATAGAACAGATGGAACACTTCGACACTATGATGGCCAATGCAAGAGTGCAAGAAGACAGATACAGATACAGAATGCACTGGGGTGATTTTGAGAAACACGGATTGATACTAAACAATCGTAGTGGTGTTGTAGATTGGGTTGGTGTTGAAGACGACACCGTAGAGAATCTAAAAGGTAAACCTTGTCACTACCCTTTCTATAAAATGTTTGTGGACTGGAATGGTGATGTATTGTTCTGCAGTAACGACTGGGGACGAGAACACGTTGTAGGAAATCTATTGTCCATGTCATTACATGATGTGTGGTTCTCTAAACCTATGACAAAGATTAGAAAAAGATTAATGAAGGGAGATAGAAGTAAATCTCCTTGTAACAAATGTAGTGTTGATGGGAGTTTATTTGGTAAACAATCATTCGACATAGTGAAGGAGTATTATGAAAGTAGCAATAACAGGAAGTAGTGGTCTTGCAAAGATTATTAAGAACACTTTAGAGTCGAGTCCATATCAAGGGGATGTTATAGAGGTCACCAGTATTCGTATAGACGACATTGTAATGAATGACACTGGGTCTTGGATATATGATAAGGAAAATCCTAACTGTATTGATGTGTTGATTAACTTTGCACATAACGACTTTGACCAAACTAGGATATTAGACATTACTCACCGTGCATGGCAGAATGATAGTAGAAAGTTTTTAATTAATATCTCTAGTCGTGCAGCTCAACCAAACATTTCTAAGGGATATATGTATGCATCACAAAAGGCATCACTCAATCATCTTGCAAATAATCTTACCTATAATTCTAACAGGCAATATAGGATGTCTACCCTTAACTTAGGTCTGTTAAATAGCCCTGATTTACCATCTTTAAATCATCAAGATATTGCAAGTGCAATTTACTATTTAATTACTGCATTTCCAAGTATAGAAATCCCCGAAGTCACAATTCAAGCACATGCAAACTACCAAGAAGTGCAAAGTGATAAAGAAGATTTAAAAATCTTGGAGAGATTTACTAAATAATAGTATGAGTATAGAATATAACGATTTCGGATTTACAGCTATGGACGCAGAGGAACTTGCCTCTGTTGATACTAAGATAGTTGAGAAAACAACTTCTGCAACGGAAGTTGTTAATAAGATGGACGACTTTATCAGACCCTTATTAGAAAACCTAATGAGAGATTCAGATAAAGATTACATCTACTGGCCTAACAGAACAGAGATTCTACAAAAGAAACTTGAAGAACTAAATTTAATTCAAGAAAAACTCTAAAACCCCTTTACAATCCCTGCCACTTTTTTGTATACTAGTT